GCTGAGCAAATCTTGCATCATCACACATAGACACATACACATTCACAGAAATATCTGAACTAGCATTCGGTGACACTAGTTCATTGATAACATCTAATTCAATAACTCCATTGGCTGCTCGCATAAATAATTCATTCAGTCTAGTAGTGGGTGAGAAATTAACAGAAGTGTCAAGTTCCTCACACTCTAACCAAGGTTGGTGTTGTCCCCAACCAATGGTAATCTCAAAATCCTCTGCCTCAGCTATATCAATAACACGAGAATAGTTAGTATTATAGTCCACAGTAGCACCTAAACTACGAGGATCATACCTTACCAACATACGTCCCTTATGGTAAGCTGATTTAACGACTTGAAATCTAAATTTAATTGAACCTTGCCAATATTTAAATAATTGTGCCATATGACACGCGGGAGTCATATGTAACTCCCTCCTAGCCGTTGGTGTAGTGTAAGTCACTGATCTAAAAAGATCGGGAGCTACACGACAATTAAACAACATATCACCAGGTGCGGCATCACTAGTCCAATTGAAAGTAGTCAAATAAGACTCTCTCTTAACGTAGTCTAGCACTGCCATCTCATCCTTGCCTTCAAGCCCTGTAACCCTAGGGTCAACAGTAACTTCATTCTTGGAATCCAATGATAATTTGTTTACAGGATCAGCAGCATCTATATTAGCAACATTACCTAATGGTACTGGCTTCATAATTACTGGATCTGTGATTACAGCTGGTCTGCTATAACCAAATAATCGTGCCACATCACCTACACCGGTAGCTACTATTTCTGTAGCGCGTGCATAAGGTCGAATAAGTGGTATGCTTTTTAACATCCCTGCTGCTTTTGCAACAGCAGAAGCAGGTTTGGAGATAATTCCTTGACCATACTCATCGCCTGAATTCATGGTTCCAGACTGAGAAGGCAAAGCAGGAAGATCCTGGGAAGTTGGCATTGTTAATGTAACATCAGTAGCCCACAAATATACATTTATGGTTACTGGGTTACCTACGTCAGTATGTCTCAAATTTCCAAAGGATCGAAATACAATTTCTCCTAAACCATCCGTAATACCCGCTTTTGTTAATGGAATGTAATTCTCTTTATAAAAATAAGGAATTTCTAAAACTCCACCAGCATTCAAAGTTGGATTAAGAAAAATATGGGGCTTCTGAGAAGCTCCAACCAAATCGGCATCTAAAGTAGTACCAAGACCACGTTCAATTGTGACTTGGTCAAATCCGCTTAATGGATTGTATGATACTAAAGCTCTGCCATAATGAAATGGTGTCCCACTAATCAAGACCTTCATATGTAAATTCATACGTAGAAGTTCAAAATTAGCTATCTTATCCCGGATAAAAGGATTAGTTAAATAAGCTGTCCATGGGTTCAACGTCTCGTATAACGGAGTGTTGATAGCCCATTGATATGTTGCCACATTAATTGGACGGCACAGAAAATTACCTAAATCGCTATCATTATTATTTGCCAAATTAAATGTTGCATCTGGTGCGGTGGGTACCGTAGTATTCCAACCGGCAGATTCATCAGCAAAAGTTGTGATCTCCGCTTTCGCGGTGTCATCAGCCATGCTTACATTCATAGTAGCAGATTGAGAAGGCAAAATCGGATCTTTATATTCATTAATTTCCGATTGCAACTCAGCAATTTTACGTTTAAGTTTTCTACTGTGTCCGTACTTTCGTGCGACATCTTGTTCTAGTTGGTGAATACGCACCAACGCCGTTTCCAGTGTATACGGGGCCTGGAACTCCCCATTGTGCATAGTTGAATCCATTGCACTTGGATATCGTTTAATACTAGTAATGCTATTTACGTAATTAAAACAAGTATACGCATCAATATACTTGAATCAGAGCTTCTCTTGTTTGTAGTTTCAAACTACTCCACTAAATAGTGGTACCCCACGAGGGAGGTTCAAGACAAATGAGTTTTCGTAACATACATTTAGTTTGGAAGATACTATATGCAAGTTCGTAACTACCTCACTTGGGTTCTTTGGTTTTTATTGCATGTGACCAACGCAACATCAAAATTGTGAAAATTTATCCACCTACTTTTCAGTAGGAGGATATGGGTTTTCAGCCCATGAATACTTACCACAGTACTTAAGGATCTGCTCCCTGTAAGTAGGGAAATGTCCTATAAGTCCAATGATATTGCATTCTTCTGCAACTTGTTTAAGTTGTGCGCATCTTTTAGTGTATATTTCCTCACCAAAATGTGCATACTTATCAAGTGCATCCTTAATTGTACATGCGGCATGTAATTGCTCATTAATTTCTGAACGACCATGTGCATGCAACATTTTACTGATTGAGGATTCTTCAATTCTAGCTCTGTAGAGCTGTAATTCGTCATCCCAAACAGCATTGTGTTTTAAGAAACCTGCCTCAGACCCATCTATAAATGGAACTGATTCAGCTTCTTTATCTGCCATAGTATATGTAATATCACACTCGCTTAATACGCGTGCTATGTTTGTATGATTATACGCGTCGTAACCTTTCTTGACGGACATGATATTATCATCTCCATATGTCATTAAAGCTACCACTTCTTTGAATAATGGTACTCTCCACCATTTTTCTTCAGCTGCTATCTTATAATAAACATAACGCATATATAAACTATTGACTAAAGAATTTGTAACTACAGTCAACGGATGCCCAGATGGGTTAGATCCATAAAACTGTACCAACGTTCCGAAAAAATCGTATGTTGGTGAGCAAATTTCAGTGGCAATACCACGCATGATTGTCAAATCATCTGCGTCATAATTTCCACTTTCTTCAGCCAAATTAATCAAAATTTTGAAACTTGCCAACATAACTCTGGGAGACATTCTACCATCAAATGATTTATAATCACCTGCGACGGTTCTATGTTTCCCAAATTTATAAACATGTTTCATCATAGTTGTCCATTCGGGTGATTCAACATTTAATCCAACAGCGCACTCAAAAGTTTGTTTGTTTTCCTGCATTAATGCAGAGATTGTCAAAAAATATTTCCTCACTAACATGATGAAA